GACTTATAGCTGACGAGTCAAACACGGGAGTAGAGAAGTCCGCCGCGTCAATCTCTCCAGGCGTAGCGATATACTTCTGTAGTTCAATGACAAAGCCGACCCAATCCCTCGGGGTAGCTGGCATTGTCTGGATTGCCGGATTTTCTAGGAACTCATTCGCCATGTTCTTTGGAAATCAGCCCCGTGTAGACGGTCTTGCCGTCATGCCTTCTGATAAAGCGGAACACCCAATCGCGCCCCGATGAGAACTTCCGCCAGATTGCCCGCGCTTTGTAATTCCCAACAGCCCCGAACGATGCAACGCGCTCGTTTGTGAACGTATGCCCGCCGTCCCTTGAATAAGATAGGGCAACATCGCCGCCAACGCCCTCCTCGCCCGTCAGTTGGACAAGCCTGACATGAACGCGATCTTCATCTGCATCCTTCATGCCCTGCGTCGTTAGCACGTTCGGGATGATCTCCCCATCTAGCGTGTAGACTCTGGATGAGAGTTGGTAGATTTTACCGTTCTCAAAATCACCGACGAAATGCTTGCCGAACGCATAGGCATGGCAATTGAACCGTTCTCTGGACGGGAACTCGTCATCAATCTCATGCGCCCGCCTGTGCCACTCACCCTCTGTAATGTCATAACACCATGTAACGCCCTCTGAAGGAAACGTGAGAACATAGAACTCATGCCCCTCAAATCGGTATGAGTAGCCTATTGCGTCATCCACTTTTGAGTAAGTGGAGATTTGATAAGCGACCTGTGGGTCGCGGGCCGTAAGGTGCTCCGGCGCGTACTGCCGCGATATGACGGGGACAGGGCTTCCGTACTCATTCACACCGAGCCATGCAACGGCATTGTCAAGGCGAGCAACGGAATGCTTGGCAGCACAGCCCATCTGCTGAAAGCCGCTCTGGAAGCGTTGGAAAAGGTTGTCAACGCCACCAGCGTTGTACCAGACCTCGGTAGTCCTCTCGCCAAGCAGCCATATCTCACGACGGTCTACAATCAGAGACACAAGGTCATCTGGCGCCCCTTCAGCCGTGGAAAAGTTTAGCGCCGGTAGGTCAGTGGCATCATACAATTCTGAATAGTTGAACTGCCCCGTGCCATCATTGATATACACGATGTACCCGTCAATGAAGTCGGCAACCGACGTACCGGGGGAAGATGCCGCCGTCATGGTTGAAGTTGCAATGTCCCACACCTTCAGAGGCCCGCCATCCGCAATGATGATCTGGTTGCCGTTGTCCGTTATCTTAACGGGGCCGGACGATGACCCGATACCGGCGACCTTCTGCGCGTTACCGTTTGCCTGAATCCGGTAGAAACTTCCGTTAACAACGGCGTAGAGATACGACCCGTGAGCGTAAAGGCCACGAACCTCGCCATCTTCAGGTGTGCAGAATACCGTTCCGCCGTGGATGCCGACAAGAATCGGCTCAGAACGCTCATCCTGGCCGCGCTCCTGAAACAGATTAATGACTTCCTGAGAAGCCGATGCTGATGAGCGGCCCTGAAGTGAGCCGCCTGATAGCCTAAGCCGCACCTATGTCCGCCTCAAACTGAACGGGCGCGTTCTCCACATCAAAGTCGAGAACCCCCTGAAGTTTCTGCGCCGCTTTCTTCTCAATGTACATGATTCGGCGCTCCGACACTCCGTACTCAGGCGCAAGTTCTGCCGCCAGCCCCCATATCAGAGCATTGCACCACTCCACCGGAAAATCAGCGTTATCGGAAGCAGCATCAAAATCATCAGGATAATAATTAGCAATGAACACAACCTTATCGTCAGTGCCATCACCCGCAGGCCATAAGCGCATACTTCCCGAATCGAGCGTGGCCTTGTAAAAAGCCAGCGTGGGGACGCCGCTCTGATCTTTATCAGACAGCGTGTAATATTCTTCCTCACCGACAAGGGTGATAGACGAGTCAATGCCCGATGTGCTTCTGCGTACAATTGCATCACTCAGCACCGAATGAGGCCGGAAAGCCTTCGTCGTGTAGAAATATACCTTGTTGCCCGATGAGGCTGCGCCGTCTGTTGCCGATGCAATCGTCACCGTGGATGCGCCGATTGACGAGATTGTTGACCAGTGAATAGAACCGTCATCAATCTTGACGCCGATGTAGTCGCCAACAACCATGCCAGTCACGGACGTAACGGAAAGCACCGTTTCGCCTGACGCTTCATCAGCGGAAAGGGTTGTCTCGCCGTATGACGAGGTAACGTGGTCGCCAGAAGGGCCGACAGAATAAAGCGCCTGACCCTTCTGGACGAACAACGTCAGTTCCTCGCGGAGCCAGATGTCGGCGCCCTCCACGATAAAGTCCTGAATAAGCCCGTTCAGAGCAAAGGCCGCGTCTGCAACCTCATCGGCGCCGGGAGACTCACCAGGGTCATACTCTCCGATTTTGCGCAGAGCCGCCTTGATGATGTCGTTTCTGGTATAGGTAAAGTTTTTAGACCCTGAACGAGCCATCCATTAAGCCTCGGTTACGACTTCGGTGTAGTCAACGATGATGTCGAAAACAGCCGTATCCGAACCGGCAGAACACGTATAGGAAATCGTGTCGCCACCAGCAGTGATGTCAGGCTTGCGGGCTGCGGCGGTTGTAGCTTCCGTGATTTCAAACAGCAAAGCACCGCGAGTCACCGCGCCGTCTGCTAGGGAGCCAAACACCAAGCCTTCAGTAGCCAGCGATGCGCCAGCGAGGAAGCCGTTCGGGTCGTTGGAAGTGCCCGTCGTGCCAACGTCAACAGTCTCAGTCGCATCAACGGTGATTACGTTGAGGAAAACATCGTGAACAATGGCGTTGGTCGGAAGGGTAAAGCCGGTTTCAGTCTCAGTTGTCTGCGCATCACAACGAATAACCGCCTGTTTGCGGATAAACTTCGTGTCGGCGGCAAGGTAGGACTTGTCCGTCGCGGTCGTAGAACCGCTGTACTTTTTGCGGGCTGCAATGCCCGTTGAAAAATTAGTACCACTCATAATTTACTCCTGAGCAGCCTTTCGGCCAGTACAGTAATTAAGAAAAAGAGGAATCCCCCGCCGAAGCGGGGGTTCCTTTGGTGCCGTTAAGCGCCTTCCGAGCCGTACAGGCCACGCGGGTCAGACCAGCCAGCCGAGAAACGCATATAGCCCTTAGCCTTAGCGTTATCGGTGTCAAAGTCCTCATCCTTCGTGAACTCAACGCCCTCGCGGTCATACCACTTCAGACCTTCCGGTGCATCAGTCCGAACGAACCATGCATCGTCATCGGTCAGGTAGTGATTGACCGTCATCGACGGGATCGCACCCATAACTCGCAGAGCGTTGGTGGCGTTGTTCGCCGTGTCGTTCTGCTGTACCGAGTTGAGGATACGAATCGCGTTGAACTGTTCCTCCACAGGGATAATCAGCTTCGTCGGACGAAGGCTGATTTTAAGGCCCTTCGGATTCACAGCCTGACCAATCAGGATAACCAAGTCCTCAAGAGAGGCTTCGCTAAGATCAGCAGCGGTGGACAGTTCGTTGGCAAACGTGCCGCCAGTCGAAAGCGTATGAAGGGTGGAAAGAAGCTCCAGACCATCACCGCCAACATACGAACTGTTGAAAGCGCGGTTGTACACGTTGGCGCCGACGTTCTCACGAGTCTGCTTCATGCTGAACGCAAGCGAACCTGCGCGAGCCATCGAAACCTTCTCGTAAAGATTGTCGGCCAGTTCCTCACGGGTAACGATGTAACCGAGAGAATAGGCAACGTGCGTGTAGCGGCTGATGTAACCCTGCGTATGAGAGTCATAAACCGTTGCCGAACCTTCCGGCTTGACCGGAGCCAAACCGAAACCCGTTTGCAGAACATCTTCTTCCCACGCCTGAGAACTCGACTGAACGTCGAACAACTCGGTGTATTCCGTAGGATGTTCATCGTACTTGGCGCCAAACCACGCCTTTACACCCGGCCACAGGGCTTTAGGGTGATTACCAGTATTGATAACAGCCATTACTGTTTACTCCCTTAAATGCCAACCGTGTTAGGCGCGGCAATACTTTCGTTGATAGTGACTTCCCAAATCGCATCCGCCGTGCCAACATTGTCAAGGTTGCCAGGGATGTCTGCGAGGCCGAGAAGGGCGAAGTTGAGCGCGGTCGTTGCGTGCGACGATGAGTCGATGCAAGCACTGGAAGTGCCATACGCGGTGCTGCCACCTGCGCCTGCAATCCAGTCGACATTCTTGCCGATGTCCACAAGGTCGAGGGGATCAGTGTCGGCATCCTCAGTCGCTTGGAAAATCAGGTTAGTGTCGGTTGCAACCAGCACAAAGCCGGTGTCGCCAGATGCCAAATACTGCTTTGACAGGTCTGTGACAATCGGCTCAATGCCAACAACAACCCCGTAGAACGCTGCGCCAGCGGTCGCCTTTTCAACTTCAAGGTAGCCGTTGCCGCCGTCAGGGGCCGCGCTAATAGTGACCGGATCACCAACGAAAAGGTTTGCCGCAGTCTTGTAGTAGCAACGCTGTGCAGCGCCACTATACGGCGTACCATCACGGTAGCGTACCGGCTTAAATCCAAAAGCCATGATAAATACTCCAAAAGGAATTTATTGCAAGAGCGTCATTGCCTACGACTTGTCATGCTGACATCGCCGTATTGGTTAGCAACGGATGCTCCACCAGATTGGCCGCCACGAATCGCCTCGTCTACCTTGTCTGTCTCTTTGGCTTTTTCGGCCTTGTCCTCCAGATAAAACTCCTTGCGGATTTTCATCAGGAAGCCACGTACAGGATTCGAGCGGTCTTTGATTACTATTCGGCTTACTTTATTGTTGAGGTCAGAACTTCCGCCGTGAATCTCACGATCACCAACGGAACCCGTAATCTCGTCGGGCGAGACGAACTCGTAACCACGCGCCTGCATATCGGTAAGACGATCACCATCATCGTTCACCCATCGCAGAACCCAGTGGCCCGCATCCTTCTTCAATTCAGCGCCTTGCAGCTTGCGCCGCGAACCGTTGAATGTTACCCGCTCTCTCTTGGTGGATTTTTCCATTACTAACTCCTGTTAATCCCACTCATATTGCGCTACGTATTCGGCACGATCTTTGAACAGACCGGACTTGACCCACTTATCGCACTGCGCTTTCGCATCAGCCGGAAGTGCGTCAAACGTGCGCTTCTTCGGGGAGGCATCTTCCTCTACACTCTCGCTCTTACCCGCCGTGACAGATTGCCCACGGTTGGGGTTTGAAAATTTGTGCGGCATTTCTTCAGCCAGTCGCTTCTTCATTTCGTCAAGAAACGCCTTGCCCTGAAGGCTTGTCGTTGCACGCATATCCTGAGCAATGACATCAGCGGCAGCGGTCAGAACCTTGTCAGTCCCGTACCACTGGTTCTCCTGCGCCCACTGTTTAGCCCAAGCCTCCTGGGCGGGCTGCTGGCGACTCTGCTGGTCAATCTTTTCTTGCACACGAAGGAACCGCTCACCATCCCCTTCGGAAATGGCTTCGGCCTGCTCCTTGCGCAATCGCTCAAGCGCGGCATCGCGTTCCGCCCTTGCTTTCGCAATCGACTCACGGTGAAACTCACCGAACTCGGCGTTCGCAGACTGAAGTTGCTCAACCTTCTGGCTGAGTTCACCCAACTGCTGCTCAAGTTCCTTAGCGCGCTTCGTGGCGATTCCGGCGATCTTCTCGCCACGCTCAACGAAAGTTTCCGCGTCAGTCCACTTTTCAGGGTCGCCTCGCCACTCGTCCTGCGGAACCCAACCCTGCTTTCTTGCCTCTGCTTCAGTGTCCATACTTTTTCTTCCTCGGTTCTAATCCGGCGTAACGCACGCCATCACTCACTCTGGCAGTCACATCAACATCGTTGAAAATGCGATATTCCTCGCCATCCTCGCCGTCAACGAAAAGCCCGCCGAACTTGGCAAAAATCACCCTGTCACCCACTTTTGCGAACGGCTCCGAATAGTCACTCCACGCATCCGGCCCAATCGCAACGATATGACCGAACACTTGAGAGTTGCCATGCTTTGCACGCTCCGGGTCAGGGATGAGGATTCCGCCACTGGTTTTTTCCTCAATCGGCTCTGCCTTGATTACCACCCTGTCGCCAACAGGCTCGATGCCAGAATTATTCACTGTCATCTTCTTCTTCCTCCCAAACGAGAAGTTCCAAATCTTCCTCGTTCAAGGCGTCAACCAGAACCGACAACTCGGCAATGGCACCGGAAAGGTACGCATTGTTCTCAGCCGTCAGGTACGGGTTGCCACGGATAAACGCTGCTTCACGCGAATCTTCAGCAACGGAAAGCCGCTTACTGATTAACGCGAACAGGTGCCCCGTGACGGGGTGGTCAAAGAACTCGTCCAAGAGTTCATTCGTTATCTCCATCTGACTTGTTTCCTCTGAGGGTTTCTTGCTGTGCGCTCAAGGATTCCCTCAACTCCTTGAGGCGCTTTGTGACTGCTTCGTACTGCTTCACTGCGGTCGAGTCACCAATCGCAGCGGCTTCTTCAATCGTTTTTGTCGCTTGCGCTTCTTTCAGCAGAATGTCTGCTTCAGCCGTAGCGGCCTGAATCTCACCACGAAGTTGAGACTCCTTCGTCCGGCGCTGTTCTTCAGCAACCTTGATCTCAATTTCAGGGTTGGACGGCGGGGGAATGGCAGGCTGGCCGTTCGGACCGAGCGGGTAAACCTCTTGCCTGTCCTCAATGTCCATCGACTCTAGCAAGCGGAGTTCAACCTTAGTCGAGTCATAGCCTGGTGCCGTCATTGCGCGCTGCGCAAGGAACTGCGCTTTGACCAGCTTCTCCTGCTGAGAGAATGCGTTCGGGTCAGCAGCGGGGTAAATGTCCTTCGGGTCGCCCCAATAATCGCTCTGAAGCACCTTGCCCTCGCCATCAAGGGTGGCAAAGTATTCTTCGGGGTTCAGGTAGGCAGCGTTCAGGTTGTACTGAAGCTGGAACTCTTTCCTCAATGCCTTGTGAACGCGCTTGAAGATGCCGGAGAACACCTGCATACCCTGCTGCAACATCGCCTCCATGTTGTAGGCGGGGGTGTTCTGCCCCATGTCACGACCGCGCATCGCATCATTGACCGATGACAAGTCCTTCGTGAAGTCAATCAGCAGACCGAGCAACTGGTAAAGGACTGATGAGGGCGGGTTCATCGGCAGCGGGACAATGGAATCGCGGAGGGTAGAACCCATCACGTTGACCTTGTGCCACTGATAAGGTTCAAAGCGAATCTTGCCGCCTTTCATTCTCGCGCCCTTGCCCAAGAAGCCCTGCGACCCGTTCTGAAGCGTGCCAGAGTCAATCAACTGGTTGAGAATAGAGTTGACCGAAGCATTCAGCGGGCCGAGAAGCTGGCCGAAACCAATGTCGTAGAACGACCCATCGGGGGCAGGGATAAAGCCATACTTCGTGTAGAGAGGAATTGGCCGGATTTTCTTAATCTCCGGTTCCTCAGACTGCAACTGCTGAATCTCCTGATCCAATTGCTGCATCTGCATTTGCAAGGCTTGCGCCTGCTGGTCTATCTGCTGTGCAATAGCGATGTCATCATCGCTCATCTGCCCGTCAACAGGCTGCGGAAGTTGCTCAAACAAGGCTTGGGCCGCAACGCGGAGGTTGGAAATCTGGTTCTGCTTCTGTTCAATCAGTTGCGACTGCTTCGACACAACCACGCCAAAGCGTTGCACAATACGCAACACCTCTTTTGACGATTCGTCTATCGTCACCGTGTACGGTTCGGAATAGCCGTCACCGTCGAGGTCGAGATAGCGCCCCTGCTCAATGATGCAGCGCGGGCGGTCAGAATCGTCAAGCGCCTGCGCAATGCCAACACGCTTGTCCGCTTCATCAGGCTCCAGAACAGGGGCGGGGCCGAGTTCAACGTCCCGATAAATGCCCGCCATCTGGTTTTCTTTAATCTGGCGCGGATAAATTTCCAGAACCTCGGAGATTCGCGGCGCCGTATCAAGCGAACTGGTTCGGTACGGAACAACCAGTTTGTCAG